CGGAAACTCCAATTCAAAAAAGGACATGGCTACCTGTTCCTTGAGTTAGCGATCGCGAGTTGCTGTGCGAGTCCGGAGCCGATTTGCTGCTGCGATCGCTTGAACGAATCGAAATCGGTAACTCCGTTAACCGAAAAATGGATGACCGGCGCCGGCGCGTGGCCAGTGAATTTGAGCGACGGCGCGACTCGGCCGGCCGACTTCGGCGAGAAAAACTCCGGATGATCCTCGCCGACGACGTAGGTTTTCCCGGGAGTAACGTCGCCGCCGGCAGAGAGAAACCCGCCGAACATTCCGCCGAGTTTCGCGAGGATCCCCATAATCCCGCCGCCGGCGCCGCCAAACATTGAGGCGACGCCCGGAATCGCCGCAGCCGGGTTGCCGGCAGCCGCCGGAGGTCCGCCGCCGGGTAACATTCCGCCGGCGCCGCTAAGATCGAGAACGTTTCCGCCGCTTCCTACCGGCGTTACGTAGAGGGAGCTCCCGGCGGTACTGCCGTCTCTTTTCCCGCTCTTGGACCCAAAGCCGAGCGCGTCCAAGCCCATTGACTCGACTTTCTTAATTCCGGTCGAAGCGAGATTCTGCTCGAGCGACTGGCCAATTTTTTTAAAGTTCAAGCCTTTCCCGGTGACAATAAATTTCGCGAGCTCCGAGTTGAGCTCGTCGAGCGCCGACTTCATGTCGGCGAAAAATGATTTCGCGACGTCCCGGCCGTTGTCGGCGACGCCGGCGAAGAAAGCCTTGAACTGATCGCCGAAAGCGTCCGACTTGGCCCACACCTCCTCGAGCGCTTTGTACCGTGCTTTCTCGAGCTCTACCGAGGCCTCGGAGTATTTCTGCCGGCTGATATATCCGAGCGCGAGATCTGCGTCGAGCGTCTTGTATTCTTCGTCGTACGTGTCGTTGACGTCGTCGGCGGTTTTCCGGGCATCTGCTCCCCAGGATTTGTACAGATCATCGAGCTTTGCGAGCGCGGTGTCTTTGTACTGGTTTACGGGCGCCGGATTGAAAATCTTTTCTGGCGCGTTCGCGGCGAACGAAGGAAGTCCGGCGTCCGGAGCTGCGCCCGCGGCCGCGGCTTTTAGCGCAGCCGGCCGGCCGAGAGAAAATAGCGGCTTGTCGCCTCCCGCGAATTGTTTCGCGTAGGCGGCCGCGAGTCGCCCCTGGATCTCGAGCCGGCGCTCGGCCGCGGCCGTGGCCTCTTTCTCCAGTTTGACCGCGGCCTCGAGTCCCGGAATCTGACTCTGCAGCGCGGCCGCTTCTTTGAATTTTCCCGCGCCGACCAGGACGGCGATATCGGCGCGCTTTTGCTCGAGCGCATACACGGCCGCGCTCCCGGCTTTAATGCGGTCATAGGCGGCCTCTTGTAGCTTGAGCGAGGCCTCGGCCTTTTTGTTTGCCGCGTCCTGAGCGAGATCCGAGTTACCGCTGTTTTGCGGAGCACCAGGCAAGGACATGCCGGCGCCGTGCGGTTTGCCCGTGGCCACGTTGAGCCAGTATTTTCCGATGTCGGTCCACGTCTCGGTTTTCATTGCGGACCAGAAACCGATTGTCGTTTTTGTGAGGTCCGCGATCTTCGCGGCGATCTTCGTAAGTACTGGCAAGAAAGTCTGCTCGGCGCTGACCGCGAGGCTTTGCCAAATCAGATTTAATTTTGCTTGCGACATGAGGAAATCCTCATTCGCTTTGACCGCGTCGACGCCGATTTTCGGACCGTACTGGTCCACCATGTCGTTAAATCGCTGGATCCCCTCGCGGCCCATGTTGAGAAACGGTATGAGCTGCATTCCCGAGCGGCCGAGCACGACGATCGCGTCGGCGGCTTTCTGCGCGCCGTTCGGCATTTTCGAGAAAGCGTCGGCGAGCTGGAGGAGCGCTTCTTTGTTATCGTGCGAGGTGACGCCGAGGCCTTTCAAAACCATTTGTGCGGCCGCGGAGCCTTTACCGATTCCCGAGATGCCTTGGTCGAGTTTCCGCATCGCGGTAACCATGTCCTCAAGCGACACGCCGACCGTGTGACCCGCGGCCTCGAAACCCTGCAGATCGTGGATCGAGATTCCGGTTTTCTGACTGATTAGGCTAAGACGCTCGACGAGCTCGGCGCCGTGCATGGCCAGCGCCGCGATCCCGGCGGCCGCGGCGATTCCCGCCACTCCGAAGGCGGCGATCCCGGCGACCGCAATCCCTATCGAGCTCCCGGCGACTTGGAAAGTAGAGAAAAAGTTTCCGACCTGGCCGCCGATCGCGGACAGTTCGGATCCGAATCCGCCCATCTGTCCGAGCGCGCCGTTGACCGCGCCGCCTATTTTGCTAAAGCCTTCGCCGATGTCTTTGGAGGCTTGCTTGGCGGCGTAGCTCGCCTTGGACATTCCGGTAACGAATGCGCCGGTCTCGGCCTTGAGTTCGACGAATAGAGATCCGAGCGACTGCGCCATTTAATTAACCTTTCCTGGACCGCATCGCATGACTGCGGTTAGGACTTCGATTTGTTGGTCGAGAGTTTGCGGAGTGCGATCGTGCTTTTTTCTGGCTACCAGTTCCGGGACAAAATCGAGAGGCGAGACATATTTCGCGTGCTCGCCGCGGTAGGGACTCGCATTCCAGAGCTCGGCGGCGACTACGCCGGCGTAGAGCATCTGGCGACGGTGTTTTTCGAGATGGCGATCGAGGAGCGCGTCGAACAGGCCGAGCGTGAGCCGTCCGACTTCCCGCTCCTCGATGCCGAGGTCATAGCGTGCAGTCGCCCAGATTTCGACCCAGGTTAGGCCGTTTGTGGTTTCGTCTGGTCCGGCGCCGGAGCCGTCGCCGGCGGTGTAGGGTTTTCGCCCTTCTCTTTTGCGGCCGCTTGCGCTTTGCGGATTTTTTCCTGCCTTTCCCCCGGGAGCTGCAAGAGGAAAGCCTCGTTGAGCGCGTCCGTAATTTTTTCGATATTGGTCGTGTCCATGTAGGAGCGGATTACCCCGAGGCCGTCGCTGCAATCGTATTCCGGATTGTGCGCGAGGACCGCGGCATGGAGCATGACGGATAAAGTTTTTTCGTTGAGATCGTTCCAGATCTCGCCGTTGAGCATGGAGAGCCCGGTTTGCTCCTGGACGAGCGTCATCGCGTTTAGGTCAAACGAGAGCCTAAAATTCCGCGTGAAAGTCGCTCCGCCGTCGTCGACGAGCTCGAGGCTGAGAGGTACCGATGGCGCGATGCGGCGCCGCAAAGATGTGTCTTTCATTTTCGTAGAGTCCTCCGCGCGGGATTCCAGTCACTCCAATGGAGTGAAGCGGAGCGAAAAAAAATCCCGCGCGAAAAGTTGGACTAGGAAACGACCGCGGTCGGAGTTCCCACTACATACCAAACGCCGTTGAACGCGTCGAGCTCGATCGAGTCTCCGACGGCCGCAAACGTGATGATGTGCTTCGAGCCCTTGATGCCGTTCGCTGCCGTGGTGACCGTGTGAGCCTGCGCGGTCGTGCAAATGATGGTAAGACGCTGTCCGTCATTTCCGCCGGCCGATGGTGCGCCCGCGACGGGTTGCGCAAGCGTCAAGGCCGCCACACCCGAGTCCGTAATAAAAACGGATCCGCCGACGATGCCGATCACGCCGGCGCCGCCGGTGCCCGAATGCGTTTCTATATTCCCGCCGGTGTTGAGTGCTGCCCCGAGCTTCGTCGAAGCGTCCGGAGACGATGTCGGGATTTTGTTCGTCACAACTGCCGTGTCCGCCATTTTTCAATCCTCACTTTTTTTAGAATTGTGTTTCTACAGCCCGAGGACTAGCCTTCCGGTTCGGTCGCCGGCGCCGGAGCCGGTTTGCTGACAGTCTTGGCCGGTTTTTTGTTTTTCGCTTTTTTCTTGGCCGCCATGGTTTGTCACCTCGCCTTTCGGATTTAAAAACCTACTGCCGCCGGCATCCTACCACTCACTAGACGCCCGGAGTAAAGACTGGTTTTCCGGTGATCGTGAGTTTCGAGGACAAAGTCGCGGCCTTGTCCGTCGTGAGGTCGAAGTCGAGCGAGCCGAGGTACGCGTTAAAGTTCCAGGTCCCGAGCGAATTCGGCAGAACGATTTGCCACGGCGCGAGCGTCCGGTTGTCGAAAAGCGCCTGGAGACTCTGCTGCGTGACATCCTGCGGAATATAATTCGCGTCGAGTGAGATCTCGCCGCCGTCTAGCAGCGTCGCGAGTTTCTCCCTGTAGGCTCCGATCGAATCCATATTCGTAGTATCTACTAAATCCATTTTCGATCCCGAGCGCTGAATCTTGGTGATCTCGGCGACCGTCGTGTATGCACCCGGAGAGGCCGGCGTACCCGCTCCGAGCTGTAGCTGTGATCCCTGTCCTGCAAATGCGCGTGAGCCCGTGTATGTCATTTCTTGTTGCTCCTTTTAAAAATTTCCCATCCGGAAAATCTTTCGCCCTCGCGCGCGTCGTCCGCGCACACGGGCAGAAAATCGAGTTGTTTTGCTTTTGAAACTAGGTCGGGCTAAGAGCCGATGTCCGCGTAGACGATCAGAAAATCGATCGGCGCGTTAAAACTAAACGGCGCGTCCTCGAATGCGTCGAGCTCGAGCTCCAGGACCGCGTTATCGACCGGCGTCCCATCCGAGAGCGTTCCATGGAATCCCTCGAGGAGCTGGCGGACCGCGCGCTGCAGCCGCTTTGCGTCGCCATACACGGAGCCGTAACAGCTAAACGAGATCCGGCATTGGTGCAAACAGTTCGCGCCGCCGAGCGACGGATTTCCCTCGCCGGAGATCTGCGAATAGACGAGCGCCGGTAGCGGCGTCGATTCCGGCATCTGGACCGGAAAAATCCCGGTCGTCGGCTTCGGCGTATCCTTGCGCGTGGCCACGGTCCCGACGATCGCCTGGATCGTCGTCGCGGTGACCAGGAGTTGATTGAGTCCCTCTTCTAGCATTTACTTGAGTCCCATTTTTTGCTTGAGCTCGCTCCGAAGTCCCTCGGCGTACGAGTTGAGGACCTCGTCCTTCTTTGAATCGAACGCCGGCCGAATGAATGGAAATTTTCGTCCGCCGCGTTTGCCGAATTCCAGCCAGAGAGCCCAGAAACCTTTTTTGACTGGCCCGACTTGCGCGGTCCCGCCGAGCTCGTCGGAATCCAGCCGCACGCGGATCCCGATCAAGCGCGAGAGCGCGCCGTACTCCCTCGAGCGGCCGCCGTAATGCGCTTTGCCAACGATCGTGCTTTTCCAAACGTGCCAGCCCTGGCGGACTTTCGACTTCATTTCCGCATACCAGGGACGAGCCGCTCGGCCGAGATTTTTCTTAACCATGCTGCGCGCGACTTGCGGAGGGAGCTGCTCGAGCGCTTTGATTAGCTCGGCGCCCCCGGTGAGTTTGAATTCGACGCTGTCGCGGCTCGGCATCTAGACACTTCCGCCTTGCTCTCGCGCCGAGCGATCGCGCTCGACGCAAAGCAGGTAAAGAATTTTGTTGAGCTCCTCGGGGTTTTCGACCGCCTGGATCTGAAACTGGCGATCGCCGAACCATACGTTTTGCTTCGCGGTAATGCCTGGCATCCATCGGATCGTGATCCGATGCGTTACCTCCGAGACTTTTTGCTGTGCGGCGTAGAGCTCGCGGCCGGAGAGCGGATCGACCTTGGCCCATACCGTCGCGAAAGGCGTCGCGCTGTCGATCGCCACTCCGCCGAAAGAGTCCTGAGAGTTGGTGAGGTCGACGATCTTAATTTGCTGGCGGAGCTGCCCCGCGTAAATTCTCGAATTTAACGGCATCGGATCGGATCCTGGATTAGCGCTTGGCGATCACGACGCGCGCGAAAACGAGCGCCGAGCTGGCCGTAAAATGGACCGTTCCGTCGGTTTGTTCCCATCCCTCTTGACCGGCGAGGAAAGAGAAAATCGCATCGGCGCCGGCTGGAATCGAATAGGCGGTAATGTCGTCCGGCCGATTGCGCGAGTCCGGTACCGAGCTAATCGTCACGGTGTGCGCGGCCGTGTCGGTGTTGCGCAGCTCGAGAATCTCGTGTCCGCTTACTGGAAACGAGTTGCCGTTGACCGCGTCGCACGCGACGAAAAGCGCGGCGAGTGCGAGCGCTCCGACCGTGGCCGGATACGGCCCGAGCGGTGTAATAGGTGTTAAGGCTGTGAAAGGCATTTTCTTTTTCCTCCGAGATTTAAATTTGTGCTGCGGTTTATCCGCGCGTCGGTGCCAAGTCGATTACTCTGTTTTCCCAATACAAGGCCTCGAGGTGATGCGGAATCTTTTTGAGCTCCGGCGAGGTGACCGGCTCGCGATTTTCGTACCAGTTCGCGACCGTCTGCAGGATCGCGACGCGTCCCGTTGCCGGCGACGCGCTTCCGTCGTTTCCGTATCCCGCGACGTAATGAATCTGGACCGCGTTCGGGACGTATAAGCAGCTCGGCCAATTCTGCGCGGCGTTCGGAAAGATGCGCGGAGGCTCGGAGTCTTTGTCGTAGATAAAATCTCCGAGCTCGGGCTCGAGCTCGACGAGCGTCCAGGTCAAATCGCCGTCGGCGGTCGAGGCGTTGAGCGTCGACTCCCAGGTCGGCTCGTTCGCTCCGGACTCGCTGGTGTCGTCGAAATCTCCCTCGGTGACGGCCGTCACCTCTTGCAAATGTCCATTCGCGTCGAGGATCTGGTCGCCGATCACATATTCGGTTTTGGCGTACCACGGCTCCGGATCCGGATAGAGCGAGGTGAGCTCGCTCGTCTGCGAGTCGATGTAATCGATCGAAATCACTTTGACGAGCGGCGAGACGAGCAATTTAATGAGCTGCGAGTAATTCCAAAGCGACGTGGAATAGCGCGGGAGCGCGGACCACGCCGGCGGAATCGAGGCCTGCGAATACATCGAGTCCGAGAAGTACGGAAACGCGTCGAGCGACTGGCGATAACCTTTGTTGACGAGCGAGCGCGCCGTCGTGCTCTCAAACAGCTCTCGCGCGGCTTGAATGTACAGCCCGATCAAATCGTCGTCCGTACTGAGCGTGACGCGCATGTGTGACTTTGCTAATTGGAGCGAGACAGGCTCCGCCGCCGGCGGCGTCTCGATTGTTATCGCTGCCATTCTGAAACCTCGTTTTTAACTAGGAAATTTTTAGCGGAGATGGCTTTCGTTTCTGCTTTTCTTGCGCTGGCGCATCGGTCGTTAGTGTCTTGCGATCGAGCGACGCGGTCTCGATATTCGACGTGTCGGCGCTCGCGGTCTCGGGTTTGGCCGAGCTGTCGACGAGCTCGCCGGCGCCGCTGGCGATCATGGCGCGCGCGACGTTCGGAATCATTTCGGTTACCTGGCCAGTCGAGCGGATCCGGATCTTTGTCATTTGCATTTTGACTCT